TAAAGATAAGAACTTTAAGAAGATGCGTACATGGGTTGTCAACAACATTGATGTTGATGCTTCTGCTATCTTTCGTGGTATCTACGATGCTATGGGTGAAAAGGTTTCCCCACAGTCAATTCCTCAACTAGTTCTAATCCTAGCAGATTATCAATATAAGAATGCCTTTGTCGCAGATCATGAGCTAAACGTTGTGGCTTGTATGACTGAGATCATGGCTAACGTGGAGTTTGTCTAATGTTAGTATTATACACCAAGGATAAGTGCGTTTATTGCCATTTTCTCAAAGAGAAGCTTGATGATTGGGGCATGAAATATGAAACGGTTCATAATGAGCCATTACCAAAAGGCCATTCCACCTATCCACAATTGTATTACAAGGGCAGAGACGTACAGCTAGGATCTTCTACGGATCTTGATAGAAGCAATCTTGAAGGTCGTATTGAGCGTATTGAGTGGCCTAACATTGATGGTGGTATCGAATGAGTAAAGGATTAAGTCCATTCGATTGGCTCAACGCAATCAACTCAAGTAAGAAGGACATCATGATAGACGATATGACCGAGAAGTCATATTCCGCTTTTATGATCAACAGATCATTAAGTTACTTTCCAGACACAGTAGCGGTGGCTAATGAAATGAACATTAACCACCACCTCGACAGCAAACTACAGTTTCAATTTCTTATAAATATAGTAAGGAAAAGAAAACGCTTTTCTAAGTGGACTAAGGCGTCTACTGAAAGTGATATTGAAGCTGTCAAGGAATATTATGGGTATAGTAACAGAATCGCCCTACAAACTTTGGCTCTATTGTCACCTGAGCAATTAACGATAATTAAGAATAAGGTGAATAAGGGTGGAAAAAGAAGAAACTAAGATTGTGGAGTGGACTCCCAAGCATATGCTTGAGATTACTCTAAATGAACCAGATGATTTCCTTAAGATTAGGGAGACATTGACTCGTATCGGTGTGGCAAGTAGGAAAGATAACAAGCTGTTTCAGTCCTGTCATATCCTACACAAACAGGGTAGATACTTTATCGTACACTTCAAAGAACTCTTCTTACTGGATGGTAAGAAATCAAACTTGGAAGAGAACGATCTCGCTAGACGAAATACCATTACAACACTGATGTCCGATTGGGGATTAGTATCAATCGTGTCTGGTCAGAATATGGAGCCTCTAGCCCCATTAAGACAGATTAAAATCATTCCCTTCAAAGAGAAGGTGAAGTGGGAACTATGCCCCAAGTACAACATAGGTAACAAGTAGAAGACTTTAAATGACTAAATAAGGGCGTAGTGCAGAATTACTCTGGCTATTAACCCATTCTTGCTTTACAGGAGAAACCATTATGATAAGCAAACACACTACAGCCACAGGGCTATTTCCATCCGCCGCATTCGTGGGCTTTGATCACCTTTTTAAAGAATTGGATCATGTTACTAAACATGCCCATGATCATTATCCACCTCACAATATCCTCAAGACATCTGAGAGTGACTATCTAATTGAGTTAGCAGTCGCAGGTTTCAGTAAAGAGGGTATCGACATTGAGTTGCATGAACGGACATTAACTGTTACTGGAGAACACAAAAGTAAGGGTCGTGAATACGTTCATCGTGGTATTTCCACGAAGAAGTTCAAACGCACCTTTAGGCTATCAGAACACGTGCAAGTGCACGGAGCAGATATTCAAGACGGTATTCTAGCAATTAAATTGAACTTTATCGTCCCAGAAGATCAGCGTCCTCGAAAAATCAATATTGGTTCAGAGGATAAACCTAACAATGCAACACATACTAACAGCCCATAGCTTTTCGGTTCGGGCAATCGAAACAATCTTTGAAGCGTTCAGATCGCTTTATGCACACCGCAGACATGCATCATTAGTTCGTGAAACTGTTAAAGAGTTGAACAAACTATCTACAAAAGACCTAAATGATATCGGTCTATGTAGAGGTGACATTTACAGCATTGCCAACCGCAGTGTAGGACATTTAAGTGAACGAATTAACTTTAGCGATGAATTCATCAAAGAAGTAAATCCTAACTTGAAAGGTTCAGTGTAATGGCTACTGCAATCTTGAACTACGTTAACACACCACTTAGTGGGTTGTTTAGCGGATTTAACAGCTTCTTTCTAACCGTAGGTAAGGCTCGTGCCGCATCCGAATTGGCTAGAATGGGCTACCATGAAGAAGCTAAGTATCTAATGATGACAGATACCAAAGATCTTTAAATATAAAGGGGGGCAATTAATGCCCCCCTTTACCATTTGGGGTTTGACATTATCCCATATTTGTATTATAATGAGCTAACAAACTTGAAGGAGTAAATATGTCGTTCTATACGTCTATCAACAAATACGGCAACACGCTCTTATATCGTGGTTATAACGATAATGGATCTGCAATTACCAAGCGGATCAAGTTCCAACCAACCCTATACATTACATCTCAAGATCGTGATAACCCACCTTGTCGTGGCTTAGATGGTTGGCCTCTAGCTCCTATGCACTTTGGATCTATGAAAGAGGCTATGGACTTTCGTGACAAGTACAAGGATCTTGAGTCTTTCAAGATCTATGGTAACACCAACTTCATTGCACAGTTCGTTACTGAACGTTTCCCTAATGATATCAAGTTCAAGAAAGAGCATGTAAACGTAGTAAACTTTGATATTGAGGTTGCTTCTGATGAAGGCTTCCCTAAACCAGAAGATGCGCTATTCCCTGTTATCTCAATTGCTTTGAAATCAAGTAAGTCTCAAGTCTACCATGTGTGGGGTCTTGGTGACTATGACTATGAGAAGACAGAATTAAACATGGGCAGTGACCTCATACAATACACCAAGTGTGCTAGTGAAGAGGAACTACTTACTAAGTTCTTAACCTATTGGGAGAAGAACCCACCTGACATTATTACAGGTTGGAACATCAAGTTCTTTGACGTGCCTTACTTGGTTAATCGTTTGGCTCGTATTGGATCTCCTGCGGCAGTTAAGCGGATGTCTCCTTGGAATATGGTTAATGACCGTAACAAGACCATCATGGGACGTGAGCACCAATACTATGATTTGGTTGGGATCCAACAAGCCGACTACATGGAGTTGTTCAAGAAGTTTGGTTACTCATACGGTACACAAGAGTCCTATGCCCTAGACCATATTGCACACACAGTTTTAGGTGAGCGCAAGTTGTCCTATGAAGAGCATGGATCGTTGCACGAGTTGTACAAGAATGACTATCAGAAGTTCATCGACTATAACATCCGTGATGTTCAAGTCGTGGAGCGTATTGATGAGAAGATGGGCTTGATTGCTCTAGTTCTGACTATGACATATCGTGGTGGCGTGAACGTATCTGACACATTCGGCACTACAGCCATTTGGGATAGCATCATTTATCGTAAGTTGGCTCAAGACAATATCATTGTTCCGCCTGTTCAAGATCACCCTAAGATGTCATATCCGGGTGGGTATGTTAAAGATCCTATGGTTGGTGCTCATGATTGGGTTGTATCATTTGACCTTGCGTCACTCTATCCTAACCTGATTGTTCAATACAATATGTCACCTGAGACACTAATGCCTGGTATGGTAGAAGGTGGCGTGGAACGTTACTTGAATGGATCCCCAGCTAATAGCGAGTATTCGGTTGCGGCTAACGGTTCACAATATCGTAAAGACAAGCAAGGCATCCTACCAAAGATCATTGTAGATTACTATGCGGAACGTAAAGCCGTTAAGGGTAAGATGATCGAAGCCAAGAAGCGTTTCGAGAAGACAGGGTCTATCGAAGATGAGAAGCTGATCAATAACCTTGAGAACCAACAGATGGCTATTAAGATCCTATTGAACTCTTTGTATGGTGCGTTAGGCAACCGCTACTTCCGTTACTACGATTTGCGTTTGGCAGAAGGCATTACGTTGTCTGGTCAGTTGTCCATTCTATGGGCAGAGAAAGCCGTAAACAAAGAGATGAATTCTATTCTCAAAACAAAAGATAAAGACTATGTGATTGCGATTGATACTGACTCTTTGTATGTCTCGTTTGCTGATCTCGTCAATAGGCTAGATCTCAAAGATCCTGTCAAAGGATTGGATAAGATCTGTGAAGAGCATTTTGTTAAGAAGCTAGGGATTTCATACGCTGAGTTGTTTACTCACATGAATGCCCTTACAAACCGTATGGACATGGAGCGTGAAGCGATTGCAGACCGTGGTATTTGGACTGCCAAGAAGCGGTACATCTTGAATGTTCATAACAACGAAGGTGTGCAGTACACAGAACCTAAGCTTAAGATCATGGGTATTGAAGCTATCAAATCTTCTACGCCTATGGTAGTTCGAACCAAACTTAAAGAGATCTTTCATGTAATTATCAACGGTACTGAGCAAACAACTCAACAGTACATTTCGGACTTCCGTAAAGAGTTTAACACTCTAGGACCCGAAGCGGTATCATTCCCTCGTGGGGTGAGCGATGTCGATAAGTGGGTAGCAGTTCCAAGCACTCAGAACAAGAATAAGCCTTATGCAAAAGGTTGTCCTATTCATGTTCGTGGTGCGTTGGTTTATAACAACGAGATCAAACGTCTTTCGCTGAACAAGCGTTATGGACTAATCCAGAATGGCGAGAAGATCAAGTTTGCATACATGCGTCTACCCAACCCACTCAAAGAGAACGTTTTGGCGTTTCCACAATATCTACCTCAAGAGATGGCTCTACATAAGTACATCGATTATGAAAAGCAGTTTGAGAAGACGTTCCTAGATCCCCTAGAGCCTATCTTATCTGCGATTGGTTGGAGACACGAAGACACAATGACATTAGAGGACTTTTTTGTATGAATTACATATTTGACGTAGACGGAACGCTTACACCTAGTAGATCTAAGATGGATAAGGAGTTCCTAGAATTCTTTACTAATTGGATTGCTACCCATAAGACAACATTGGTCACAGGATCTCCAAAGGAAATGACCATAGATCAGATTGGCTTTGACCTATGGGAGAAACTAAAAGTCTATCAGTGTTCTGGTAATGATGTCTATAATAAGGGAGTTGGTATCAAAACAAATGATTGGAAACTGACTAACGAAGCCAACCTGTTCTTGCTTGATAGATTGTATGGATCGTTGTATAGTGTTAGGACAGGTAAGCATTTTGATCACCGTCCTGGGTTGTGTAACTTCAGTGTGGTTGGTCGTGGTGCAGGACCTTATCAACGCCAAGACTATGTTTGGTATGATGAGATGACTAATGAACGTAAAGCAATTGCTGATGAGTTCAACTATAGATTCAAGGGTCACATTCAAGCTACAGTAGCTGGTGACACTGGATTGGATATCACCCCTGTAGGATGTGGTAAGGCTCAGATCCTACCAGATTTTGAAGGAGAGATAGTCTTCTTTGGAGACAAGACTGCACTAGGTGGTAATGACCATGATATTGCGGTAGCGGTAAGTAGTAGGCCACAGAGTGTGGTACATGCAGTAAAGTCGTGGGAAAATACCTACGAAGTATTAAAAGGAATTGTTTAATGCCTATTTGGAAATCATCTAGAAACAATCTAGTCGATAAGATTGCGCAATGGCACCATGATCGCAACTTGATTGAGGGTAGTACCGATAAAGATCAATATATGAAGTTGATCCAAGAAGCAGGGGAGTTGTCTGATAACATCTGCAAGGGTCAAGACATTCGTGATGACATTGGTGATATGATGGTTGTTCTTATCAACATCATGACACGTAATGAGTTGACTATGGAAGAGTGTCTACAGGTTGCTTATGATGATATCAAAGATCGTAAAGGTAAGATGATTGATGGTGTCTTTGTTAAAGAGGGTGATATGCAACCACTGCCCCATGAGATGTCTTATGAAAAGTCTTTACAAACGGAATAGGGTGTGTTATACTAACGTATAGATAAGGATATAATATGTACTCGTTGACAGTATTCAAGAATCAGTATGATAACAAAACAGACAAGCGGATTGACTTCCAAACTTGGCCTGAGTTTGTTGAACTATTGCGGAAGCTGTCAACGACACCATCCGAAGGGAAAAAGCATGCAGAACTTATATCACCAGCTGTTTATACATCTGGTACAACTAGATCGAACAAAAATGTCCTGTCTTGGGGATGTTGGGGTGCTGTTGATGTTGACGATCATGTCTTCGAAGGGAACCTAGAACATGAGCTTGCTTCTAAGTACGGTGATTATAATTACGTTGTTTATAGCACTGCTAGTAGCACGGACGTACATCCTAAGTTTCGCATTGTATTCGATCTTGAAACAGAGGTTGAGCAATCTAGAATTCATCACTTCTGGTATGCCCTCAATAAGTGGCTTGGTTCAATTGGAGATGCACAGACTAAGGACATGTCTCGTATGTATTACATACCAGCTGACTACCCTAACGCTAACAGCTTCTTTTATGTTAATACTGGTCGGCCTATTGATGTCGATGCTCTTCTAGCATCACACCCATATGACAAAAGTCGTGATAGTAAGAACTTTATAGACCGTCTCTCACCAGAGATGCAAGTCGCCGTTCTAGAGCACCGCAAATCAAAACTAAACAATACTCAGTATACTTGGACAGGTTATCGTGACTGCCCATTCTGGCCTAAGAATCTAGCAATCGAATACGCTTCGATCAGTGAGACTGGTTGGTATTCTAAGATGTATGCTATAATGGTTAAGACGGCAGGAAATGCAAGCTATCGTGGTTATCCCATAACGTCTGATCAGATTGCAGAGATGTGTTCTCAGTTTGATGCAGAGAATGGAAATTGGTATAACAACCGTCCACTGCAAGTTGAAGCAGATCGGGCATTGGAATATATATACAAAAATGGAGTTATATAATTATGATTATTATACACAATGGAGCAAAGTTAGGATGGTGGTTATGAAGGCACAACGTATTGCAAAGGATCGTACCGCTCGTGTACGCCGTTCCGTGATTAAGGGGATTATTGAGGGTAAGACTAAAAGACTTTATGCCAAACTTCGTCGTATGAGAAAGATGGGTAAATGACACGGATCATTGCAGGTCCTTGTCAACACGAAAGCTTTGAACAGTCCATGGAAATTGCGGCTGAGTGCGAAAGTGTGTGTCGGAGCTTTGGGTTTGATTACATATTCAAAGCAAGTTATGATAAGGCTAACCGAAGTCATGAGAGTGGAGTTCGTGGTGTTGGTATAGATAAGACACTTAAAGCATTTAGGGAGATGCGGAAAGAACTTCCTAATCTTCAGATCCTTACTGATGTTCACACAACAGGGGAGATTAATAGAGTAAAGGGTACTGTTGATGTATTACAAATTCCAGCATTCCTAGCAAGACAAACAGATCTTATTAAGGTCGCATGTGAAACAGACTGTATCGTGAATATCAAGAAAAGCCAATTTATGGCACCTTGGGATATATCTGGTGTGCTATCCAAAACAGAAGGAGCTAAAGAAGTATGGATTACAGAGAGAGGTGTTTGTTTTGGTTATAACAATCTTGTGGTCGATTTTAATGGTATTCAGTACATGCTTGATAACTACGATGTACCGTTGGTATTTGATGCAACACACTCGGTACAAAAGCCTAGTGCACTCGGTAAATCTTCTGGTGGTAATCGTGATTACGTTGCAGGTCTTACTCGTTCTGCCTCTGCTTTGGGCGTTAACAACTTCTTTTTAGAGGTACATAAGGATCCGCCAAGCGCACCAAGTGATGGTGCTAATATGGTGTATCTAAAAAACTTTAAGGATATAGTCTATGATATCTACCGCTATTCTTATTCCCGCTAGATGGGGATCTACTAGATACGAAGGTAAGCCATTAGTAGATCTTGATGGAAAGCCTATGATCAAACGTGTGTTTGATGAGTGTACAAAGTCTGGACTAGACACGTTTGTGCTCACAGATGATATGCGGATCTTTGAACTGTTTGGATCTGGACAATGTTGGATAGATGAAACCCCTTATAATAATGGTACAGAAAGATGTGCAGGGGCTATTGACAATGGGTTCTTTCATAAGTATAATCGCTTTATTAATGTTCAAGGAGATATGCCAGACGTTACTGTGGATGTGATCTATATGATCCTCAAGGGATTGAATACATATGACGTGACTACAGTGTGCGCTAAGAATCCAAGTCTAGATCCTAATTGTGTTAAGGTTGACAGAGATGTTAAAACCAATACAGCCAAATCGTTTACTCGTACTTTACTATTAGATGAGCACCACTTAGGTGTATACGGATATAGTAGAGAAGCATTGCAATTCTATGGTACGACACCTTGTGCCATGGAGATTGAACACGGTTTGGAGCAACTTAGGTGGATGCATATGGGCACAACAATTGGTTGTCATCCTGTTGAGTGGGATGGTATAGAAATAAATACACCAAAAGATGCTAACGAATGGAAAAGAAAGAGGATATAAAATGGATGCGTTGACGATATGGATGGTGGTAGGATTTATATTCGCCGCTTACTCAGTAATAGCAAACGATTCGGTACAGACTTTGGGTACATGGATTGCAAGTAATAAAGAAAGATTTAGTTGGAAGACTATGTGGTTAGCCGCTTCTGGTGTACTACTCTATACCCTTTGGTATGGTTGGTATATGAATGGTGGTGATATCAGTTATGGAAGACTTAATAAGATTCCGTTTCAAGAAGTACAGTGGTATCATGCAATGGCACCAGCAGTACTTTTACTATTGACCAGAGTGGGGGTTCCAGTATCCACATCATTCTTGGTTCTATCGGCATTTGCTTCTACATTCGTGTTGGAGAAAATGTTAATGAAATCTATGATGGGCTATGCTGTTGCCGCAATTGCCGCTTATGGAATCTGGATGGTCGTAAGTAGACTACTAGACGAAGCAAAGCCTGTTAAAGAAGAACACAAAACATATTGGCGAGTGGGACAATGGGTAACAACAGGGTTCCTGTGGTTTACTTGGCTGAGTCATGACATGGCAAATATTGCAGTGTTCCTTCCACGCACCTTAGACGTTCCATTGATGATTATGATTAGTGTAGTCTTTGTTGGTGGTTTGGCATTCATGCTACGTGAAGGTGGTGGTAAGATCCAACAGATTGTTATTGAGAAGCACAACACACGTTATGTACGTTCTGCTACTATTATCGATGCAGTCTATTGGGCAATTCTAGTATTCTTTAAAGAGTTGAATGATATTCCTATGTCAACAACATGGGTGTTTGTAGGTCTCTTATGTGGACGTGAGTTAGCAATGGCTACATATACAGGTAAGGGAAAAATCAAGACAGTGTTTCCATTAATAGGTAAAGACTTCTTGAAGATGATGGTTGGGCTTGGTGCTTCGTTGGGAATTGTCCTTATGATACATTACGTCCTAGTACCGAATGGATATTAAATGATAGCAGGTAAAGTGTGGGGTGGAACAGAACTAGTAGAAGCCAATGGCGCACTAGAGTTCCACAGAATTGAAATGAATAAAGGTGGAGTATGCTCTAAGCATCTCCACGAATTCAAATGGAATGGTTTCTATGTCGAGAGTGGGCGTATGCTTATTCGTGTTTGGCAGAATGATTATGATCTTGTTGACGAGACTATTCTAGATCCTGGGATGTACACTAAGGTAAGGCCTGGGGTGTATCATCAGTTTGAATGTCTTGAAGAGGGTGTTGCCTTCGAATTGTATTGGGCAGAATTCAATCATCAAGATATTAAAAGAGAAACTGTAGGGCATGGCTAAGCCCAATACTAAATTTGAATTAAGCGTGAATGATATTGCGCTAATTGATGAGGCTCTAGCTCTACTGCAACACCATAGAATGGGTGCAGTGGGCTTTGAGACAAGTGAAATTGAGGAATTAAAGGCCAAGATCTTCCATCAGAAAGTGTGGTATAGAGTAAAGGTCGGTTTTCAAGGTGGTGGGTAATATGCGTATTGCAGTGGTTGGTTATGGATTTGTGGGTAAAGCTGTTGAACATGGCTTTACCTACAAGGATAATAAATTGCAGTTAATAGATCCTAATTTAGGTACAGATGTTTATGATGTAGATCCTGATACGGATGCGTCATTTGTTTGCGTACCCACACCATTTGGTGAAGACGGATCTATTGACGCCTCAACAGTTATAAGTGTGGTTACTAAACTTGCTTTGATAACAAACGGACTTATCATTATTAAGTCTACAGTCATTCCAAGTATAGTTAAACAGTTGTCTGGTATGTTTGATAGGGTGGTCTACAATCCTGAGTTCCTCACAGAACGAAACGCACTACACGACTTTGTTAATCCGCCTATGCACATTTTTGGTGGATCTGATCAGTCAACCGATGATCTACACAAGTTATATAAAGAATCGAGTAAATGTAAACCGTGTCCAGTACACAAGATGACTGCACAAGATGCATCGTTTGTTAAGTATGGGGTTAATTCGTTTCTTGCCACAAAGGTTATGTGGTTCAACCAATTTAAGGAGTTGATTGATGGAAATGGTTCTGATTACGATACTGTTATTAGTGCTATTGGTGTTGATGAGAGGATTCATTCTTCCCATACTGTGGTTCCTGGTGAAGATGGTCGTTTTGGTTTTGGTGGTGCTTGCTTCCCTAAAGATACTAATGCATTCAGTGCATTTGGTGGCGGAACAATGTCAATACTTGATCTAGTGATTAAAGAGAATAACAAGATCCGTTCACAATACGAACTGGATGATAGAGAAAAAGCGCAGAAAGTGGTTTACAACGTTTCCTAGATATGCTATAATGCATGAAAGGAGATGAATATGAAAGTAATGATCACAGGAATGGCGGGGTTTATAGGATATCACCTTGCCAACTCGCTACTAGACGATGGACATGAAGTTGTAGGATTTGATAACTTCAACCACTATTATGATGTTTCTCTAAAGAACGCTAGAGCAAACAATCTAAGAATGCGTGGTGTAGAGACATCCTATATGGATCTCAAAGATCTGGATAGTATCACTGATTTCATCATGGGAGAATACCCCGACATCGTAATGCACCTAGCGGCATATGCTGGGGTTAGACATTCTCTTAATAATCCACAACAATACATTGATAATAACATGACAGGTTCGCAGAACTTGATCACAGCCTGTGAGGAAGCAGGTATTGAGAACATTGTGTACGCATCTTCGTCTTCAGTTATGGCAGGTAATCCTATGCCACAAGATGAATATGAAAAGCTACCACGTGCACTCAATCCATACTCATTTACTAAAGCCGCTAATGAAGCGCAGTTTATGTCTAGTCCAATTCGCAATACAGTAGGACTTAGGTTCTTTACGGTTTACGGTCCTTGGGGTCGCCCCGATATGGCACTATTCGATTTCACCACCAAGATCATTGATGAAGATCGTATTGATTTGTATAACTACGGTGATATGTCAAGAGACTTTACTTACATTGATGATATCATACAAGGTATCATGATTACGTTGAAGCACACACAGAGTCAGGGATTGCATCCTAATCATGAGGAACATTACAACGAAGTCTTTAACATTGCATATGGTAAACGTATCCCATTAACCGATTTTGTTGATGCTATTGAGGATAACTTGGGACGCAAGGCAATTCGTAATCCAGTCGCAATGCACAAAGCAGATGCAAAAGACACTTGGGCGTCTATTGACAAACTTAAGAAATTGGGGTATAATCCGACTACACCTATGAAAGATGGGGTTGCTAAGTTTGTAGGGTGGTATAAGGAATACTATAATGTCAACTAAACGTGTGGGGCTAACTGCCTCTACATTTGATTTATTGCATGCAGGTCATGTGATGATGTTGCGTGAGGCTAAGTCACAATGTGATTGGCTAATCTGTGCCTTGCAGATTGATCCCTCTGTTGATCGTAATGAGAAGAATAGTCCTATACAAACCATTGTAGAAAGACAAGCACAACTTGAAGCTATTGAATATGTTGATGAGGTCATTATCTACTGTACAGAATCAGATTTAATTGATATAATTAACATGTATCCAATTAATGTTCGCATACTTGGTGACGAATATAAGAATAGAGACTTTACTGGTAAAGAGCTTGCTCGACAGTTGGGGATCGAAACATATTATAACAGTCGAACACATAGGTTCTCTACGAGTGATCTACGAGAACGTGTTTGCAACGAAAGGAAGACTAAATGAGTATAATGGATAAACTCAAGAAGAACACGAAGCTGAAGGCCACGGAAGTGCTTTCTGAATCGGACTTCTTCAACAACAAGGTCATGGTTCCAACATCGGTTCCTATGGTCAATGTTGCTTTGTCTGGATCTGTGGATGGGGGTCTATCTCCGGGATTGACAGTTCTGGCAGGACCATCTAAGCACTTTAAGACATCGTTTGCCTTGCTTATGGCAGGGGCATATCTTGATGCCAACAAAGATGCTGTTCTATTGTTTTATGACAGCGAGTTTGGATCCCCACAAAGTTACTTCGAACAGTTTGGTATCGACACATCTCGTGTACTACACACACCTATTACTGATATCGAAGAACTCAAGTTTGATTTGATCTCACAACTAGAAGGCATGGATAAGAAAGATAATGTTGTTGTTGTTATCGATTCTATCGGCAACCTTGCATCCAAGAAGGAAAAGGATGACGCAGTATCTGAAAAGTCTGTAGGTGATATGACACGTGCCAAACAACTTAAGAGTTTGTTCCGTATGTGTACACCATACTTGGCTATGAAGGATATCCCATTGTTGGCTGTTAACCACACATATCAAACTCAAGAGATGTTCTCTAAAGCAGTTGTGTCTGGTGGTACAGGTATTTACTACTCTGCTAATGATATCTGGATCCTTGGTCGTAGACAAGTTAAGACTGGTACAGAGATTACAGGGTATGACTTTGTTATCAATATTGAGAAGTCTCGTTCTGTTAAAGAGAAGTCTAAGATCCCTATCTCAGTATCATGGGAAGGTGGAGTTGAGAAGTATAGTGGGTTGTTAGAGGTTGCTCTTGCAGGTGGATTTGTTCGTAAACCAACTATTGGTTGGTATGAGGGTATTAATCCAGAAAGTGGTGAAGTTCTTACATCTAAGTCACGTGCGGCAGATGCGCTCAAAGAAGAGTTCTGGACACGTATCATGGCAGAGACAGACTTCAAAGACTTTATCAAACGTACCTTCACTATTGGTTACAAGAGTGATATCAACTTCGATGAGTTAGTAGAGGAAGTGTAATGAAATACGATGAACAGTTCAATAGGGAACTACCCGAAGAGAATGTAGATTATGAGATGGTTCCTGGGGAAGAGGAAAACTGGTGTATTCGTATCATGACAGGCAATTTCGTAGAAACTGTATTTGCTTTCGGTGAGTTGAAGGTTAGTGGCGAAAATGAAGAGCCAATGATGTCGTTCAACTTTGATATCATATCTACACCAGATCCCGATCTAGAACCCGAAGATACTGCTTTACAATTAGTCGTAGGTGATGTATTATCGGCAGTATTAGTAAATTCGATTAAAGATGAATCGGTAGCAACAAGGGAATCAAAATGAATATAGATCAGGTAATACTTCGCAACATATTGGTTGACGAAAACTACATGCGCAAGGTACTACCTTTTATCAAGCCCGAATACTTCGGGAATGTATATTCTAAGCTGTTTCTAGAAGTAGGGAAGTTTGTTGGCAAGTACAACAGGCTTCCCACCCTAGAGTCATTCAAGATCGAACTTGATGAAGCTTCTGGATTATCTGATGCCGTATACAATGAAGCGGTTCAGCTACTACCAGAAATCTTCAAGATTGAAGAGATCGACATGGAATGGCTAGTTGATAAGACTGAGAAGTGGTGTCAAGATCGTGCGGTTCATAATGCAATCATGGAAGGTATTAGCATCATTGATGGTAAGCACCAATCCCTGACTAAGAATGCTTTGCCTGATCTGTTGTCTGATGCTTTAAGTGTTAGCTTTGATGCCAACATTGGTCACGACTATATTGAAGACTTCGATAAGCGTTTCGACTTCTATCACGCTGATGAAGAGAAAATGCCTTTCGATATTGAGATGCTAAATACAATCACTAAAGGTGGTATTCCTAACAAGTCTCTAAACGTTATCCTTGCAGGCACAGGCGTTGGCAAATCTCTTGCCATGTGTCACTTTGCTGGTGCCGCTATGGAGCAAGGTAAGAACGTTCTCTATATCACAATGGAGATGAGCGAAGAACGTATTGCGGAACGTGTTGATGCGAATATTCTAAACGTTCCTATTAACGAACTAGACACACTGTCTCGTGATGCATACTCTGAAAAGATTGCACGTCTTCGTAAAGGCAACTGTGGTAAGCTTATTGTTAAAGAGTATCCAACAGGTTCTGCACACTCAGGACACTTTAGAGCACTACTAAATGAATTAAAGCTAAAGAAGAAGTTCAAGCCAGATATCATCTTTATTGACTATCTGAACATCTGTTCTTCTTCACGTATGAAAGCAATGGGGGGATCAATCAATTCTTATACTTACATTAAAGCGATTGCAGAAGAACTTCGTGGACTGGCGGTGGAATTCGATCTCCCGCTCTTCACTGCAACGCAAACGACACGTTCTGGTTTTGGTAACTCGGATGTTGGGCTTGAAGACACGAGTGAGTCTTTTGGATTACCCGCTACGGCAGACCTGATGTTTGCTTTGATAGCAACTGAGGAATTAGATGCTGTTGGTCAAGTTATGGTTAAACAGCTTAAGAACCGATACAATGACGTTAGTACTAATAAGCGGTTTGTTGTGGGTATAGATAGATCACGAATGAGACTGATGGATGCCGAAGGGGATCCGACTGAAGGTCTGATGAAGGATATTCCTGTATTCGATAATACCACCGCACAAAAGAAATTCAATAACTTCAAGATGGAATGATACGATGAAAGTATGGACAGTAGTAACACCTCAACCCTCAAAAGAACTGTTTGAGGGGGGTATCAAAGATGCTCAAGATCTTATTAGTTATTGTGCTAGGGTATCAAACCCAGCTAATGAAATGAACACAGAAACTGCCGATAAGCTTATCCGATATTTGGTTAAGCATAAACATTGGTCGCCACTAGAAATGGTGTCTTGTACACTCGGTGTTGAGACTACCCGTGATATCGCCAGGCAACTGTTGCGCCACCGTTCAATGTCTTTTCAAGAGTTTTCGCAACGCTATGCAGATCCTCAAGATATGAAAGAGGCATTTGTTGTTCGAGAAGCACGTATGCAAGATACTAAGAACCGACAGAACTCCGTGCCTAATACGGATAAAGAACTTGCTAGAGCATGGAGAATGAAACAAGATCAGATCATCCACGAAGCTAAGTTGGCATATAATTGGGCAATCTCAATGGGCATTGCAAAGGAACAAGCGAGATCTGTCCTACCCGAAGGAAATACTGTATCTCGTCTGTTTGCAAACGCAACCTTGCGTTCTTGGATACACTATATAGAACTGAGAAGCGGCAACGGAACTCAACTAGAACATATGGAACTGGCACGTGCCATTGCCGTCGAGATCTCAAAGATATTTCCAATGACAAAGGAGTTCGTTCAAGATGGGTAGAAAACTCGAAACCTACAAAGCTGAGAGTGGAAAGGGGAAATGTGAAGTACATTTCGATTACAAAACCGAAAGAGGTTACATTAAGTACTTTGATAGTAACGACACGATGTTTTACACAGAACACTTTCCAGACCATTCTATCCGATATATCCAAGATGCCGCAGAAAACTGGTCTTTGGGTATCAAGAAACTTGAAAAAGAATACATTTAGTCATTGACAAGTCGTAAAAACAGAAGTATATTAGGGGTACTTATGAGGCGAATTACTATGAAAAACATTCTATCAGGTAGCATGACGTTAGCACTGATGCTTTCGTTGGGCGCATGTATAACCGTCGTTACTAAAGAATACGCAGAAGCTAAGGAATGCTTGGCATTAAATGTGTATCACGAAGCACGTGGCGAATCTGAAGAGGGGCAGTACGCAGTGGCTCATGTTACTATGAACCGTGTGGATTCCTCTAAACATGGCAACACCGTATGCGAAGTCGTATACGCTCGTAAACAATTCTCTTGGACATGGTTGATAGATGACCATCGTCCCAAGGATCTTTATGCATATCACAAGGCTAAACTTATTGCCGCCGATGTGTTGGGAGAACGTGTTGAAGACAATACTGGTGGTGCAGACCACTATCACGCAGACTACGTAAGTCCTAATTGGGCTACTGAAGAGTATATGAATAAAACAGCGACAATCGGAACCCACATCTTTTACAAAGCGAAATAATCATCATGGAAACAGCACCAGAACTACCTAAACTAAAACTACTAATCATTGGGCATGGAAGGCATGGTAAAGATACCGTGTGTGAAATGCTCAGAGACAATATGGACTATACATTTGAAAGCAGTAGTCACTTTTGTTGCAAACACTTCATCTATGATATGTTAAAGCCAAAATATGGTTATAAAGATATTGAAGAGTGTTATGAAGATCGACACAATCATCGTGCCGAATGGTATGATGCAATCTGTGCATACAACAAGAATGATGCCGCACGATTAGGTCGCCAAATGTTTGCTGAGTATGATATCTACTGTGGGCTACGCAACAAACGTGAGTTCTTTGCTATGCAGAATACAGGTGTTTATGACTTCTGTATTTGGATTGATCGCTCAGATCATTTGCCTAGTGAAGGCGATGACAGCATGAGCCTTAAGCAGTGGATGGCAGACTTTACTATTGACAACAATGGAGATCTTGAAGAGTTGCAGTTTAACACTCGTAACTTGATGGAACAGTTGCATGGTGGTGTGTCTCATCTAATGAAGATGAATGCGCCACCGCCTAAGTTTGATGAGGGTGGGTTCGAAGTAGATTACAACGAACCACAACCTGTTGAACTAGAACAGACGTATGCCGCTCCTGTGTGATATATGTCACAACATTAAATCAATGTCACAGTCCATTGACACTTTAGGTGGTCTGTGATACTATATAAATTGTAGACGTTGAAGCAACGTGGACACATTCTGGACTTGGGGGCAGTACCCAACCGCTCCACCAAAAGTGCATTGCGTCCTACTGCAATAGGAAGTTTTGCAGAACATAGATGGCCCAAATGGGTGCGTCGAAGCTATGCACTTTTGATGGGGCGGAACTAGGATCGACAGGTGTGAAAGTGAACGTGGAGTTTATCGGGTGACTGCGTAATTGGTCAAAACTACTAAATGCAAACAATAACTTTGCTCCTTCTGAATTGCGCCTAGCGGCCTAATTTAAGGGGGTTGGCGACTTACCTAGCAACAGAAAAGTCGTACTAACAATTAACAAGGAATGAACATGAAACTATTAATCTCTTCTCTAGCAATGATTGCTATGTCAACAAGTGCATTTGGTGCGGATATCGCCGTAGATGCTGACATTGACATCACAGAAAACACTGCGGGTAAGTATATCGCTACAAAGAAAATCGCTTTTGATGTAACTGCCGTAGGCGATGCCTTTGGTAGCGTCGAAGTAGTTGCTGGTGCAGACGACAAACTAGCAGTAGGCGACTGGAACGTAGGCCACGCAGTTGGTTCGGGTAGTCTGTCTTTTGGTAAGCAAGGAAACCTTTTCGTAGAAGGTGAAGCTTCTGCCGTGAATAGCCCACTTGCAGATCCGTCTATGGGAACATCATTGCAAGCCGCTTTTTCTGGTGTAAGCGTAGGTCTCGCATTTACTGATATCGGTACAGACGTAACAGACATTGCAAGTTTGCAAGGTTCTTACGAACTAGAACTTAGTGGTATTGCAGTATCTACTTCTGCCGACTATAACATCAACACTAAAGATATTGCTGTTGGTGTGGGTTTTGGTCTTGAGATCAAGGAACAATCTGTTGATACAGTAATGACATACGCAAACGATGTATGGGCATACGAAGGCTCAACAACATTGCTTGGTGTCACAGGTTACTTGAACGGTGACGAAAATGACATGACACAGAACCTTGGTGGTTCTTATCTAATTGGTCTTAGTGATACCGCTTCTATCGAAAGCAAGCTTAACTACGACATGAATAGCGAACAATATTCACCTTCCTTGAATTTGTCCTTTGCATTCTAATACGAATGGTGTGATGGCCTAACACATCCGATGAACTCTACGGTTAGAGAACGATGTAAAGGGGAATCTTCGGGTTCCCCTTTCTTTTTGTATAAATAGGTGTATGGATATATTTGCAATAATAGATAAAGTGGGATTTCCGATAGCTGGGGCAATAGCCGCAGGGTTGTTCGTGTTTATCACATTGAAGTTTATTCTAGCGAGTGTTACGGATTCTGTAACAACTCTTAAGAGTATAATCGGTTCCCTTGACAATAGGGTGCAGACAATGAACAACGATTTAGTGAAAATTGATGCCTTACTTAGTTATGCTCTAAATGTCAAACCTAATATTGACCGCATTGCGGCTAACGAAGGTAAGGAAGACGCAAGGAGAGATTAAATGATTTGGAAAGACTTGGTACTATCTAAGTTTAGTAATGGGTTTCGGATTCTCAATGGAAAGAACACAGATGATAAGTTCTTCGTTATTGATGATGTGAAACTCGAAATTGGTGATATGTTCAGAGTAGGTCCTAACGGATACTTTGAGAATGTTGGCAGTATACACGGTAATATTCATAATGAAGCTACTGATGATCAATCATATGCTTCTATAATTTATGAGAATAAGGACTAGGATGGATAGTGTAACCCAAGCTATAAGTGAATACGGCTTTCCTGTCGTTGCCTCTGTTGGCATGGGTTACTTTATCTACTTTATATGGAAGTGGGTTACGGAAACTATTGACCCTGTTATTGGTGAAACTATGATGACGCTGATACGGTTGGTTGATAGAGTTCGTATGCTCGACAACGATATGATAAGATTAAACAGTAAGCTTTCGATGGTGTTGGAACATCGTGGCATGGATAGTGAAGTTGCTAAGTTCCAATCAAAGAGCGAAAGCCACAACTCAACAGGTCAAGCCGATGAAAAAGAAGATGATCCTAAGCCTAATAGCTTTGGTGTTACTCCCAACACAAAGTAATGCGGAGTTAACTTTTACTTTTAAGAACCCTTCCTTTAGTGGGCAAGGATATTCTTCCCATGCACTATCTACTGAGCAATTACTGTTCAATAGGCAGAAGGACAGAAACGACGAAATGAGAGCGGAAGCTAATCGCATTGAGCGTGAGCTAGAGAATACCACATTAAACAAATTTATTAAGAACCTTGAGAGTAGAATATATGCGACACTGAGTAAACAGATGGTTGACTCCATGTTTGCGGAGTGTACAGGAGATGATTGCGCTAGTAGCGGATCTACAGAGATTGAGGGAAGTACGATTGAGTGGTCTAAAGATTCTACTACAGGATCTATCACCTTAGTCATAACAAATGACGATGGTACTACAACTATTACTATTCCAGGATCAGGGGAGTTTAACTTCTGATGCGTTTTGCTTTGATAACGATAATAGCATTACTTGCAGGTTGTGCGGATCTTTCGCAGTATCCTATAGGACAAGAGCCTGTGGTACAGGTTTCTCCTAATGATATTTCCGACTATCCTCAGATGGATGGTAAGGTTATGACCATTGCTGTTTATCAGTTTAAGGATATGACAGGACAGAGAAAGCCTAGCAGTGGGGGTGCAAGTTTAAGTAGTGCCGTTACTCAAGGTGCGGAAGTGTGGGTGATCAAAGCATTACAAGATGTTGGTCACGGAACATGGTTTGAGGTTGTTGAACGAGTTGGTCTTGACAATTTAGTCAGAGAGAGACAGCTTGTTAGAAACACAAGAGAAGTCTATGAGAAGAACCTCGCAGACGGACCTACGCCTCTAAAGCCAATGGTATTTGCTGGTCTCATTCTTGAGGGTGGCATTGTTGGTTATGACTCAAGTGTGGCTACAGGTGGATCAGGTGCAAAGTATCTTGGTCTTGGTGTTCAACAACAATATAGAGTTGATACCGTCACAATAGTCATGAGATTAGTTAGTGTTAGCACAGGTAAGGTATTACTGAGTGTTGCTACTGAAAAGAACATAGCAAGTCACCAAACAGGCGCAGATATGTTTAAGTTCTTTGATATGGGGACTAAGTTAGTTGAAGCGGAAACTGGTTATAGTTTGAATGAACCAGTTAATTATGCAGTCAGATCAGCGATTGAGGCTGGCGTTATTGAACTTATTAACGAAGGGAAAAACAGACAATTCTGGAAGTTTTTGGTAGATCCAAAGGCTGGCGGATGATAGGAAATATTAATGAAGTATTCATCGAAGCTTTTAGTATTGGTGTGCGCACTTAGCATACCATTTACGCCGATTAGCGCAAACGACATATACATAACACAGGTTGGTGACACTTTAGATTTGGACATTGTCCAAGACGGTCAGAACAACACCATAGGTACTAGTCTACAAGATGTAGTTTTAGGATCTGTTAGTGGTGCTTCCGACTCTATGACATTCAGCATAACACAGACAGGTAACTCGAACAGCATTACGGCACAAATTCTTGGTAGCACCTATGTAGGTACTTGGGACATATTGGGCAGTAATAATGAGATCGATCTTATGTGTTCTAGTGCCGCTGGGGGTAACTGCGATACTGTGACACTTAACATTGATGCCGATGGCGACAACCAAGACTATACAATCAATATTGGTGAGACCGCAGATGCGAGTAACTCTACAATCAACTTCACAGTTGACGATAGCGGAAACGTTATCACAACAGATGTTGATGGTACAAGTGCGTCTATAACAGTAGCAATTGATAAGAACGCAAGTCTTGAAACGTCTAACAGCACATTAGACATTGACGTTTCTGGTGATGGAGATCTTAACGGACACACAATCAGTCTTGACTTAAAGGGTCGTGGGCATGCTGTTGTTATAAACCAAAGTGGTATATACGACAACGTAATTGATCTTCACACAAATGGCGATACACAAGCTATAAACATCACACAATCTGACTGATGTTAAAGTACTTTTTATTATTAGTGTGTATGTCTACTTCGGCATATGCAAACATTGGCGAGATTGCCCAACTTAAAGGTAAAGAAGGTGGTGCGGCGATTGAGCGTGATAACTCCGCAATAAGTGCGGAGAAGGGTACTGGAATACAAATGGATGATACGGCAGTTACGGCTAACTCTGCCATGACTATCAACTTCATTGATGAGACAAGAGTTGACATAACAGAACACTCACGTCTTATCATTGATGACTTTGTTTATGACCCATCTACTGGAAAGGGATCACTTGGTCTCAAAGCAAGTTTAGGAACAATCCGATACGCAAGTGGTCAGATTGCCAAAAATAGTAGACAAAGGGTAAGAATACGAACTCCATCTGCAACGATTGGTGTTCGTGGCACAGACTTCATTATGGTTGTGGATGAAACAGGTGGTAGTATGGTCACATTACTTCCAAGTTGTGATACAGCAGGCATGTGCTACACAGGAGAGATAACAGTCGAGACGGATGTTGGATTTGTCGTACTTAATAAAGCATTCCAAGTTACGGTAGCATCAACTAGTAACAATAAACCAACACCACCACTTTTGTTGGATATTGATGAAAGCATGATCAACCAACTGCTGATCCTACGTAAGCAGAATCCATACTTTGAAGAGCAAAGCAGAATTCTAATTGAGAAACGACAGGCCGCAGACTTCCTTGGGTTAGACTTTCTACAGTATGAGGGGTTGGACTATGACGCCTTAGTTGATTCAATAGAGGGAATTTGGCTTACTGAACTTGATTTGGACGTAGACTACCTTAAAGACTTACTGTATGATATGTTAGATCAATTGAATGAGGCATTAAAGAGATTGTTTAGTGATGAACTTGCTGATCAGAATGCAATGCTACTGAGACAGGAAGCGAATATATATGGATTAGATCCATTGACAGGTATCTCCTTACTAAACCAAACACCTAATTGGGTGTTCTCTAGAAGAAATGATAGCGGAGAAAACTTCGTACAACTAAGATTAAATCAGGCATATGGTTATACTATAGATCTGCAACAGAACGATTGGGAGTTATATGACTACAGGTTGGGGGATAACACTGGCAACTCTATTGACATTTATCAGCAACGCTAGTTTTGCTAATGACTTAGACATCACACAGATAGGTGATGACTTTGTTCTAAATGTAAATCAAGATGGAGAGAACCATGAGGCAGAGATCATCGTTGACGGTGATGAAAACGATGTGGCGTTGATGCAGACAGGAGCATCCAAATATGCATATCTTGATATGGATGGCACACCCCACGACTTTGATATATCTCAGACAGGATCTGGTAACCATTATTTGAGTATAAATATTACAACAGGAAGTATGGCAATAGCGGATATCAACTCAACGCAATATGGAACTAATAGTATGTCATATACAGTTAATGGAAGTTGTTGGGCAGATACTGGTTGTGCTCTTAATATAAGTCAGAACGGTAACTAATGAAGAAACTATTGAGTCCTTGGTGGGCAATCTTAACCTTAGCAATCTTAGTATATACATTTGTATATCCATCTAACTTTGTGCAAAGCATTAGACTAAACTACTTTGATCAACTGATCATTAACCAAGAGCCTGTAGATAATAACATCTATGTTGCAGAGATAGATGAAGAAGCTTTAAACAAATATGGGCAATACCCCTTTCCAAGAAACGTTTATGGTGATATAATAAAAGGTTTATATGATTCGGGTGCTGGTCTCGTGATTTGGACAATCATGATGCCAGAAGAAGATCGTCTAGGTGGTGATGCATATATGGGTGATATTCTATACGATTATCCTGTAGTCCTAGCTTCACGCCCATCAGACAAAACTAAGAACGAACCTATCAATCCTGGTGCGGCTATTATCAATCCAGAACATATCCATGCAATTCTTCCATACGATGGTATAATTGCTAACGTCCCAATCATAGAACAAAACTCTGTTGGTGCAGGGATCATTAGTACAGAACCAGAGATAGATGGTGTGGTTAGACGTATGCCAACCGTAGCAATGGTTGACGGTACACTATATCCTAGCCTAGCACTTGAGACATTACGTGTTCTTGCAGGAGACATTAGCTTTCAAATCAAATTACAACCCAACGGCATAGAGAAGATGAGGATCCCTCAGTTCGGTATTATCCCGACTGACAGTGAAGGTCGTGTCTGGATCGATTGGAGCCAAAAGAGTAAGAGAGTGTCCATAACGGATCTACCAAACTTTGATGGTGCAGTTGTTATCGTTGACGTGACAGCCGCAGGTATAGCCAATCCTACTCCAACCGCTATGGGATCTGTATACGCAGGGGAAGTCCAAGCGGCAGTTCTAGGTACAATGTTTAATGGAACTAACATCCAACGTCCCGATTGGGCACCAATGGCGGAACTACTTGCTATTGTGATTGGTGGTTTGGCTCTAATTGCACTAAGCAAATGGATGATAGTAGGACTGATTGCGACAGGTGCTCTTATCGGATCTGTCATACCATATTCTATGTACATGTATAACACGGAGAAGATGCTAATAGATGTGACAGCACCTACCATTGTCTTTGTAATCATAGCACTACAAGTATATGGTATTAAGTTTGTTAGAGAATTCTTAGAGAAACAAGCTATTAAGAAACAGTTTGGTGGATATGCTTCACCAGAAGTTGTGGAGATCCTACAGAAGAACCCACAACTAATTAAAGAAGGTCGGAAGAAAAAAGTAAGCATTGTATTTTCTGATCTTAGAGGTTTCACCCCATTGGGTGAATCGTTCGGAGATGATGTTAAAGGTTTGACAACAGTGATGAACAGTTATATGGATGCAATTACACAACCTGTGCTAGATGCCAACGGAATGATCATTAAATATATTGGTGACGCAACTATGCACATACATAACGCTCCAATCCCAGATCCCAGTCATCCAAAGACTGCGGTACAGGTTGGACTAAACATGCTAAAAGCAGTGGAGAAATTTAATGAAAAACTTATGGAACAAGGTAAACCGCAAGTCGGTATGGGCGCTGGCATTAATACTGGCATTGGTTATATTGGGGAGATGGGTTCTACAGCCAGACACTCCTATGATATCCTCGGAGACAGTGTCAGTACAGCCGCTCGACTAGAGAGTGCATGCAAAGGGTATGGGGTTCTGTTAATTGTGGGACCCCATACCTACAGCCTAACGCAAAATGATTTCTTTTATTTACAACTTGACAATCTTGCCGTTAAGGGTAAGACTGTAGGGTTAACGATTTATACGGTATTAGACATTGACCTTAACAAACATGGTGTGGATATGCTCAATCACAACACCATGCATAACTTCTATGCAACACAGCACTTTGACCAAGCTATCCACATCTGTAAAGATATGAAGGGTAAGTTCGAAGGCAAGATGGATGACTATTATGACATCTGGATTGAACGTTGTGAGTATATGAAGACACAAGATCTCCCAAAAGATTGGGATGGCATCTTTAGAGCAACCACAAAATAAGACTTGACAGCTAAACTCCTTTGTGTCATATTAGTTATGAAAGCAAATAGGAGAGCGAATCATGTATGACGAT